CTATAGATTTAGCTGCAAATATTGCTGCACCTGCAATAGCAGCTTTAGAAAGTCCAGACATACCAGAGGCAAACTTTGCATTTTGTTTAGATCCTTTATCTACTGAATCATTAAAGTCTTTTGTAGATTTAGAAACTTTATCTAAACCTCTAGAAGTTTTATCTGCTCCTGTTAGTTTCAGGAACATTTCTAAAGTTGCTCTTGCCATTATCTCCTCAGTTTTGCTCTAGCATTAGCCTCTGTGATAGCTTTCTGCTCTTTTTTATTCTTATCTATGTAGTATAACTTCCAAGACTCAAATTCTTGCATACTCATATTTTTTCTAAGAGCATCAACTGTCATGCCTAAATCTAAAGCTAGTCTAAATTCAAAAGCCAACTCTGTGTTATTCTGGAAACTCAGAGGCTATTGAAGCCTGATCCTCCTTAGTCCAAGCCATACATCTATAGATACCTATAAGAACTTTATCTACTATTGATGGTGTAGCTTTACTGTAAAACTCCTCAACCTGGTCTAAATCATCAAACTGTGGATCTTTTAACCCTTTTAGCAAAAGGTGTTTTTCAAATAAGACTTCATCTCTTATTCCATCTGTTTCAGATAGTTCATTGATTTCTACTGCATCTGCTTTAGTTAAACCTGTAACAAGAACTGTTGCATCCCATTCAGGTATCTCAATTTCTTTTTCTGGTAGAGATGGAGCATTAGATATATCATCTAAGCTAAGTCTCTTCATGATAACCTCTTTCTGTTGTGAATTACTTAAGTATTATTTTAAGCAGTTCCCTCAGTTACATTTCCAGAAACTTGAAAAGCTGCTGTGAAGCTAACAGCTCCACCTACATCTGGAGTTCTATCATAACTTGTCATGATACATTCTCCAGAAGCTTTAGGATTTCCACTTGAAGTTCCAATTGGATAGAACTCAAAAGATCCCTCAGCACCTAGTATTCCTTTAAGGTAACCATCAACAGTTGCATCAAAAGAGCCTGAGATTGTAATTGTTGCATCTACAAGTCCTGCCACATAAGCTTTAGAACTATTAGAGAATGCTGAAACCTCTGCTACATCAGCAGTTCTTGAAACTGCAACATCTGTAAGAACATTAGAAATATCTCTTAAAGTTCCTCCAGAGTCATCAATTTTAAAAGCTGCACTCTTTCCATGTGTAAATGTTGGCATTTATCTTTCTCCTATTTTCCTTATTTATCCCTGTGCAAATCCTACTGCTACTGTAAAACTAGGAGAGCTTCCACCTATTGTGAGAACTGCCCTAGCATACCTAGCAGGATTACTTGCACTTGTTTTAAGCTCAGAAGTAACTCCTGTTGCTTGTGTGAAAGTTATATAATCACTAAAGCTAGAATTATCTGTGCTTGTTTGTATTTTAACATCTAAAGTTGGGCTTGATCCACTTGCTGCTGTAACATGTAGAACTGCAGCACCTCCATTAGTACCTGCTGCTCCAAAATCTACTGAAGTCTGAGTAGCTGTACTTGTAAAAGCTGCAGGAGCAACCATACTTTTACCATTATAAGCATCTCCATCAAATTGAAATGCTACTGCTACTGAAACAACTCCTCCAACATCTGCTGATCTATCATAAGATGTTCCAATAGTTGTTCCAAAAGATACAGCATTCCCTCTTGTATATCCTATTGGGGCTATAGAGAATGCTGCCCCAGATCCACCAAGTTGAGCTAAATACTCTGCATCTGAATCTGGGCTTGAACTCTCAAAATATCCAGATAAGGTAGCTGTGCCATCCTTTAAACCAGATACATAGGATTTTGAAGTTGAAGTAAAAGTGCTTGTCTCACTTACATCAGCTGTCAATGACAAAGCTGCATCTGTTAGTGTTGTAGATAAATTAGTGTTATCTAATAACACAACTGCATTTTTACCATGATTAAAAGTTGGCATTATTCTTGTTCCTCCCAAGCCTCATTTTCTGGAGTTGATGGATCATCTGGTATAAACTTACCATCTTCATCTCTAGCTCTTTTCTTTTTCATTTTAGTATCAAACTTGATTGCTGCATTATTCTTAATTAATGCTTTAGCTATTTTATCTGGCAAGTCTATAACTTCTCCTGCCTCTACTCTTACATCTTTTTTATCTAGTATAAAATCACTACCTGCTAATATTTCAATTTTCATTATGCTATTACCTCTACATTAAATGTTACACCAAGAAAGCTAGTTCCCTGTGTTACTTCATATTCTCCATAATCAGTTGCACTTATAACTCTAACAGACATAGCTGCACCTCCCAAAGTTGGATCTCCCTCAATAGCTGCTTTTACTGAATTAGAGCCTGTTGATGCTAAATAAGAATCTACTTCATCCTGTGAAGTTTGAGCATCAATTCTTGATATGTAAACAATTACAGGAATCTCATAAGTATCTGCACCTCTAGCCATTGTTGAATCATAATTTAAAGAATTTAAAGGAGCTACTAAAGCTATTGGTGGAACTATATAATCTGGAACATATTCAGATGCAGTTAATCCAGATATTGTTTCTAATCTTGTTTTTAAACCATCTCTAATACTTGTCAAAGCTGCCATTATCTAACACTCCTAGCTATATCTCTTGCAATTAATTCTAACATCTCCTGGCCTCTGTCCTTAATCTCTTTCTGTTTCTCATAGACTACACCACCAATGAATGGTTTCATCTTTAAACCTCTTTTAGATATTGCTCTAGCTACTAAAAATGGATTTAGTTTAGGAGTTCCTCTTTTAGCCCACTTAGCAAGACTACTACCCTCTTTGTATGGTGGAAAGAATGGTCTAGTTCTCTTAACAGGGCTAAATCCTCTATATATTGGCTTTCCATGAATAAATGGTGCATATTGTCTATCTGTAGCTAATTTAAAGCCCTCAGACATTCTAAGCCTGTTTGTATTGCCTAATTTAGCTGTAAATACACTTCTTCTAGTTGCACCTGTGTTTTTATTGCCTCTACCTGCTTGAGATCTAGGGGATGGCTTATTTGCTAAAGCATTTAAAGAATCATCTTTAAGTTCTTTTGCTAGTTCATTAAAATAATCTGTACTTCTTTTATTCCAGATTGTTTGTGCATTTATAGACCTAGATAAGTCTAAAGCTCCTGTGATTGTTAGCTTCATGAGTCATATTGTCTATTTGTATTAATAGCAGTAAGCCCTACATAAGGTCTGCCTGAAGCAAGAGTAATTGTTGTTTTCTTAAATGGCTTTACTAAATTCTTAACATCTGGATCTAATTCTGATAAAAATACCACAGCAGGTTGTCCTGTTTCTGGATTACCAGAAAAACCCATTGGGCTATTTTTCCTCTGAAAGTATCTTGATGCTTGTATAAGTGTTGCTTGTGCAACAGCAGCAGGAACAGCATTTGCTCCCTCTTGTATTGGGCTACCAAACTTAGCTGTAATTGATAATCCCTGCCTATGTTCTACAGGTAAAACTTTACCTGATTTCTCTATAGCCATAATTATTTTAGTAAATGGCAAAACAGGATCTACCTTATCTGCATTGTAAGGAGCTAAATAATAATCTGTGTTTAGTGTTAATGTTTCTGCTACAGATCCATCAGCATTAAGTGTTTTAACTATAAGCCCTGTTGTTGTAGCAATATCATCAACATCTGCATAATCCATAAATTCACAATCATATAATCTAGTTTCTACAGCAGAAGATATTGTGAATTGTCTCCCACAATAGGCATCAATAGCTGCTGATGCAGCATCTAGTGCATAATCTAAATTACTATCTTGTCCTGTACCAGATAAGCCTAACCATGTTTTTAATGTGGCTTTATCTACATATTGATGACTCAATATATAACTCCTTTAAATTATTTATCTTCTGATTTTTTAACAGCTTTATTTTCTACTTTTTTAACTGCTTTTTTTTCAAGTTTAACATCTGGAATAGGATCTCCCATACCTGCTACAAGAACAGAACTTATAAAAGGAGATTTAGATCCCTGTGCAAATTTCTTAGTTCTGTTGCACTTCCAAATCTGTTCACTTTCTTTTTTTACTACTTTCAAATTTCCTCCTGTATGAAAAGCAGAGCCAACAACATTAGTAGTCATTACTAATCTCTGGCTCTGCTCATTCATAATTTAATTTATTCTATACCCTCAACTTTTGAGAATGCTTGTGGTTTATAGATAGCACTAGCATATCTTAATGAAGCCTTAACAGTAAGGATGTCCTTACCAAAGTCTCCATCAGCAGCAGAATCAGAAATTTGTAATTCCATTCCTCTCCTAAAGACATGGTTAGCAGCTAATCCACCACCAAATTTACCAATAAGAACATCAGCATTTTGGCTAACAGCAGTTCCAATTTGTGATGATTTCACAACAGGAACACCCCAGATAGTTGGGCTACCAGCTTGTGCAGCAGCACCTAGCATGAAGTTGTTGTTTCCATCAACTTGTCCTGCCAATGCTTCATATGCACCTGGAGACATAACCATAGCATCAGGGAAAAGTTTTCCATTTTCCTCAATGTCTTTGATTCCCTCTAGGATTGCTCTTAATTTACCACCTACATTTGCAGGGAAAGCTGTTGATGTATATTGAACTTGGTTTACACCTGTAGTTCCTAATACACCTTGAATGTTAGGAGCAGTACCATTTCCACCAATAAACTGTTTTTCAAGTCTTTGGAGTACATGGTTTGCTAATCTGCCATCAAAGTATGCTCTTGCACCTGCTTGATCTTCAAGCAACTCTGCTGTAATAGGTAGAGTTGTAATGAATTTTGCAACAGGAGCAGTTATAGCTGAATAGCTAAATGCATCTTCTGGAGCAGCAGTTCCCTCAGCTTTTTCAGCAGCATTGTTTGTTGCTGTTTCTCTAAGGTAGTAGTAAGTTGTTTGATCTGTATTGATTGAATCTACTAAATCTAATACAGGATTTGGATCTGGCTCTATAGCAGGAATAACTTGCTGATAGATGGTATCTCTTGTCCATACAGAAGTTGTAACTGTTGTTTTAGTTTCCATAGGGATGTTTTTAATACCATGATCCACAAAGCTCTTGTAAGCATTTGATTCTAAGAATTGTTGTCCAAGAGTTTTTGGCTCATCAACTTCTGGCTCTCCATAAACAGGCATTCCAGAAACTTTTTTAGATGATTCCATATCTTCTTTATTAGCAGCTTTCATTTCTTCATATTCTGATAATTCAGTAATTTGAAGATTTAATTCTGCTAATTCATCATTTCTCTTTTTAATTTCTTCTTTTTGATCAGAAGAAAGTTCTGACATATCTTTAATAGAATCAAATATTTTTGCAAGATCTTCAGATTTTTGAGCTTTTTCAGCTCTCATTTCTCTTAATGTTGCCATTAGATATTTTTCTCCTTATTAATTATTTTCCATTAAGTTCTTTTGAACTTTAATGAATAACTCATCATCTTTAACAGGATCATATCCATACTCAGCTAAGACATCATCCAACTTAATATAAATTGCATTTAGTCCAGATAAATATTTAGATACCATCTCTGTAGATTTTGAGCTAAGTGTCTTTTTTTCAGAGTTTCTTAAGGAAGCAAGATCCTCTATTCTCTCTGTGAATGCCTTTAACTCCTCAAGAGAAGCTACAGCATGTTCTCCAAGCCTCATGCCCTGTTGGGATGATTTACTGATACTTGCATCAGTTTCACTTGAAATCTCTAAATCTTCTTTCATTTCTTTTGCACATTTGCCATCTTTTCCATAAGTGCATTTTTTCTTAGCATATTTTTGTTCTTTTTGATTTACATACTCATTATGTGTAGCACAGGGCATATATATCATAGAGCCATCTTCTTTCTCATGAGTATGAGTACCCTCACAACCTAGCTCTTTTGCTCTTTCAGCTGCTTCTTGTTGTGTAGTATATTCATCTGTGCCTACTTGTTCTTTAACTTCTTCAAACTCTGTATCTACATCATCATATTCTTCATTAGGATCATCAAAAGATTCTAAACCTGATTTAAGAGCTTGTACAAAGCTATTCTGTTGAGCACCTACTAAAACAGGAGAAACCTCCCATACTTTTACATCTTGTAATACTCTTACAGGAACTTCTTCTCCTTTGGAGTCAATATGAGTTCCTTTTTCTGATTTCATAACTTGAAACCCATAAGAAAACTGTTGCATATCTTGCATAGCCTTTACAGTTTCATAGGCTTCTTTTCCTGCTTCAGTTTCTAAAAAATATCCCTTAAAAACAGCTTTTTGATTATCTGTCTCTATAATTCCTCTACCAATAACCTTAGACCAATCATGATTCCACACTAATGGAACTTTATTGCCTGTGTATCCTGATCTTAAGGCATTAGCTTTTGTTACATCATTATCACTATCTATAGTGTCAAATAATGAAAAAACTGCCTCTATGTATCTCTTATCCCCATCCTCTTTAAGCTCAATAGGAGCATTCTTAAAAGATAGATTCTCTGGTCTTTCTATTTCATTCATCTATTACCTCAATATAAGCTTCTGTGCATCTGCAATTAGCTATCAAACTAATTGGAGCATTAGGATCTCTAGGAGCATCCAACTTTATTCCATTATACAGATAAA